CAAAAAAGCCTAAAAGATTGGGGCGAACAAGATTGGAGAACTAAAAGTGGTAAAAAATCTTCTGAAACAGGCGAAAGATACCTTCCAGCGGCTGCGATTAAAAGTCTTACAGCTGCTGAGTACGCTGCGACAACACGTGCAAAACGCGCTGGCATGGCTAAAGGGAAGCAATTCGTAGCGCAACCTAAAAAAATAGCGGCAAAGACTAAAGGCTACAGATGAAAACACCAGCTTGGCAGCGCAAGGAAGGACAGAATCCCAAAGGTGGCCTCAACGCTGCTGGACGGGCGAGTCTGAAAGCTGCTGGGCAAGACATCAAAGCACCTGTAAAATCGGGCGATAACCCTCGCAGGGCTAGCTTTTTAGCAAGGATGGCTGGCAATGACGGCCCTGAGTACAAGGACGGCAAGCCTACTCGACTGTTGTTAAGTTTGAAAGCATGGGGGGCGTCATCTAAGGCAGATGCCAAAGCAAAGGCCAAAGCAATTTCAGCAAGGAACAAGAAATGAGAGCTTTGTCAGTTGGCGCAAACCTTACAGCAAACACGCTGACGACCCTCTACACAGTGCCAAAGGGCTACTATGCAAGGGTTGTATTGCTTCGTGCTGTAAATACGGGGTCACAAAAACACATTTCTTTTACTTGGACAGATACCTCTGCGTCACTCACATATTCTCTAGTATTTGAAACCGCTTTAACTACTAAAACCACGCAAGATTGGGGTGGTACATCCTATTTTGTGATGGAAGAGGGTGACATACTTAAAACACAATCTGAGGCAGCATCTACCTTTTCGGTAGTAGTCACCATTGAAGAAGAAGGGTTGACCAGAACATGACTTATCTAGAACTTATCAACGATGTGCTGATTCGGCTGCGTGAACCCACTGTTACGTCTAACGCTCAGAACGCTTACTCCACCCTGATAGGCCGGTTTGTCAACGATGCCAAACGCCAAGTTGAGGACGCTTTTGGTTGGAATGTGCTTGGCAAAACCGTTACCTTAACTACAGTAGCTGCAACTTACATCTATTCGATGACCGGTGCGGGTCAGAAGTTTCAAGTGCTAGATGTAATCAACACCACATCAAACATTCCTTTGCAAAACATCAGTTTTGTTGAGATGAATCGCTATCAGAACTTAGTGCCTACTACAAATGGGATTCCCCAGTACTATTCTTTTGACGGCGTAGATGCTAATGGTGACACCAAGGTGGTGCTGTACCCCCGCCCTGATGGAGTTTACAGTGTCCCATTTGCATTGGTAGTGCCTCAAGCAAAATTGGCTGCTGACGCTACATCTGTGCTTGTTCCTGACTTTCTGGTTGTGCAAAACGCCTACGCACGGGCGCTGGTGGAGCGCGGCGAGGATGGTGGTCTTAGCTCTTCTGAGGCTTATCAGCTTTACAAAGGTATGTTGTCTGATCAAATTGCATTGGAAGGCACTCGCTTTCCTGAACAGCAAGAGTTTTTAGCGATATGAGCAAGCAACTTTCAATCAGCAGTGTTTCGGCTCCAGGCTTTCTGGGGCTGAATACACAAGACCCATCGTTAGAAATATCGAATGGGTTTGCTGGCATTGCCAACAACTGCGTAATTGATAAATTTGGTCGGGTCGGCGCGAGGCAGGGTTACGTCAAAGTTAACACCAGTAGCGGCACATTAGGCGCAAATGTCGTCACAGTCATTCATGAGTTGATTCAGGCTAATGGTACGTTAACGGTGCTGTTTTTTGGCAATAACAGGCTTTATAAGCTCAGCACATCGGTTGCTGGTGCAACAGCCGAATACAACATTGCTGAATACGGTTCAAACGCTGCTGTTATTGCTGAGTACACGCAAGGCGTGGCAAACGTGGGTAATTTGTTTGAGTTGACCTACGGTGGTGGCGGCACTGCACCTGTGTTTACGGCAGGAAACTGGCAAGCCGCAAGCCTGAACGGGGTAGCTTACTTTTTTCAAACGGGCAATGACCCTATCATTTATGATCCAGCGGTGTCTACTTCTACCTATCGTAGGGTGTCTGAGAAGACAGGCTATGTTGGAACTGTGCCAAAAGCCAATGTCGCCATCTCTGCCTTTGGTCGCATTTGGGCAGCTAATACGCAAACTGATAACGCGACTGTATTTTTTAGCGACTTGTTATCAGGCCATGTTTGGTCAACAGGCACATCAGGATCGTTAGATGTTTCGCGGGTCTGGTCAAACGGCGCAGATGAGATCACAGGTCTTGCAGCGCACAATGGATTTTTATTTATCTTTGGCAAGCGTCAGATTCTGATTTACGCCAATGCCACTACTCCTTCAACCATGACCTTGAGTGACACTATCTCAAGCCTTGGTTGCATTGCTAGGGACAGCATCCAAAACACAGGCAAGGATGTGGTGTTCTTGAGCAACAGCGGGTTGAGGTCTGTGCTGCGTACAGTGCAAGAGAAATCTTCACCACTGGGCGATCTATCTAAAAACATACGCAATGACTTTCAGGCAGTGATTGCAAGCGAGTCGCTATCTGAAGTCACTTCTGTTTATTCTGAAAAAGAAGGCTTTTACTTACTGTCTTGCCCATCCTCTGACAAAGTGTTTTGCTTTGATACCAAGACGGTTTTAGAAGATGGGTCGTACAGGGCAACAATTTGGGACAGCATGTTGCCAACCAGCTTTTGCTCACGTAGAAATGGTGACTTGCTGGTTGGTCAAGAAGGATATGTAACCAAATACTCAGGCTACCAAGACGATACAAGTGCGTATCGCATGAAGTACTACACCAACAACGCAGACATTGGGAAAGACGGCCTGACTTCTATCATTAAAAAGATCAAGCTAACGGTGGTTGGCGGTAGCAACCAGCCCGTGTCGGTCTTCTGGGCTTATGACTTTACATCCAGCTATCAATCAGAAACGGTGGCGATACCAGCGCAATCTGTCTCTGAGTATGGAATTGCACAATATGGCGCAAACGCAACGCCAGTAGCACAATACGCTACCGGCATAAGTTTGCAAGAATTAACCGCATACGGCAACGGCGCGGGTAAAATTGTGCAAACGGGTTTTGAGGTTGATATTAATGGATTCCCAATCAGCTTTCAGAAGATAGAAATTCAGGCCAAAACAGGCAAACTTACTTAAGGATTAACCATGTCAAATTACACAAAAACAGTCAACTTCGCAAGTAAAGATGCGCTGACCACTGGCGATTCCAACAAGATTGTCAAAGGCACAGAGATTGATACCGAGTTCAATAACATTGCGACTGCGATTGCAACAAAAATTGAGTCTTCTAGCGCACTTGGAACGCCTACCAGCGGAGTAGTTACTAACTTAACAGGCACAGCCTCCATCAACATCAATGGCACGGTTGGCGCAACGACACCCACTACAGGTGCGTTTACTACCGCGACCATCACTACCGCAACAACCACTACCGTGACGGCCTCTAGCGCCGCTCTAATAGGTGCGACTGCACAAATTTCCCCGTATGGAGCGAAAGCGCTTATCGTTTTTGACCCTGCTACAGAGCAAGGCATAACACTGAAGGCATCTTCGGGCACTTTCACTGGCAACCCAGTTACCTTTATTAACTCCAGTAATGCCGTATCTGGGTCTATTGCTCAGACTACAAGTACTATTGCGTATCTCACTACATCAGACTATCGCGCAAAAAACACAATCACACCAATGACGGGTGCGCTGTCTAAGGTGGCCTTACTCAAGCCTTGCACATATAAGTGGAACGCTGACGGCACGGACAGTCAAGGCTTTATTGCTCACGAACTGCAAGAGGTAATTAAAGAGTGCGTTGTCGGTGAAAAAGACGCAACTAATGCAGATGGCTCTCCAAAACTGCAAGGTGTTGACACCAGCTTTTTGGTTGCCACATTGACAGCAGCAATTCAGGAACTCAAAGCACTGGTTGATGCACAGGCCGCACGGATCACAGCACTAGAGACTCCATGATTACGCATCACCTTTTTGATGTTAAGGAATCTACCATTTATGTAGTTGATGGGAAGTTGTCTGACATTAAAAATTTTGATGAAATCGCTTTGGAACATTGGGAGTATTTTGGAAACAAAAAGCCAGTGTTTAACAAAGAATATCTTGCTGGATTGCGAGTGGTGATTGCTAAAAATATTGAAAAAACAGTTGGATATGTGTTTTATGGTTTTTTTAAAAGTCCGTATCACAATGAAACTTGGTGTCAAGTTGATATGTTCTTTTTAAAGCCAACACATAGAGGCAAAGGTATTGGGAAAGAAATGTTTAGACTTGTTGAGCAAATGGCAAAAATCAACGGATGCAAAAAATTGATTACAAGTTATAACTTAAAAGAGTCTTTAGAAATGTTTTATGACAAACTTGGTTTTAATGCTACCCATGTAGCAGTTGCAAAGGATATTTAATATGCCTATTACAGCAGCACTAATTTCAGGCGGCGCGTCCCTGGTTGGTGGATTATTTGCGGGTAATTCCGCTGAAAACGCAGCGCGGACACAGGCTCAAGCGCAAACTGATGCAGCCAGAATTGCGGCTGAAGAATCCCGTTTTCGTCCTATTGGGATTACCACACGGTTTGGTCAGTCTAACTTTCAGTATGGTATTCCTGGCGTTAGAGCACCTGTTGCAACTGACTATGCAACGCCTGAAGAGTTTGCAGTTGCACAGGACTATTATCAAACACGACTTGGAAGTGAAGGCCGAGTCACTGGCGCTGGTTACACGCTAGACCCTGCACTGAAAGCTTACCAAGACCGATTCTTAGGATTGGCTGGCGGCGGGTTAACGCAAGCTGAACAAGCACAGCAGCAGTTTGCGCCTTTGTCTAGGGGCGCTCAGGGTTTGTTTGGCCTTGGTCAGCAGTACTTGGCGCAGTCTCCAGAGCAAGCCGCCCAGCAATACATGGCTGGTCAGCAAAACTTGTTAGCCCCTAGCCGTGAGCGTCAACTAGCTGGCTTACGAACTAATTTGTTTAACACTGGGCGAGGTGGTTTATCTGTTGGCGGTACTGGCGCACGACCAGACGGTAGTGCAGGACTTGGTGCAGCTAACCCAGAGTTGGAAGCCTATTACAACTCCATTGCCCAGCAAGATGCACAATTAGCGGCTGGGGCGCAACAAGCAGGTATGGAGCAATCCCGTTTTGGTGCTGGCTTGCTTGGCACTGCTGGCAACTTGCTCACACAAGGCTATCAAGGCCAGGTCAGCGCTCTGTCGCCTTATCAAGCCTATCTGCAAGGTGCTACTGGTCTTGAGACGCTTGGTCAAGACCCGCTTAATTTGGGTTCTGCTTTGGGTGGGCGCATTGCTAACCCTGAAGGCGGCAGATCATTGTTAAGTGGTGGTATGGCTGCGGCTGGGTCAAATGCAGCTGCCAATGCCTACAATCCGTTTGCTACGGCTTTGACTGGTTTAAGCCGCAATCCGGCATTTACTTCTGCTGTTAGTCCGTATGCAAACTCTCTCCTCTCCAATATTCAATACGGCTCTGAAAATGTGTATGGTTACGGTGGTCGGGGAACTGTACCCAGTTTTGACTCTAACACTGGTTTTAATTTTAGGGAGTAAGACATGGCAACCGACATCGTTCAATCCTTATTCGGTATGACGCCAGAGTCATATCAGCAACAACGGTCTGATTTGGCAGATGCTCAGGCATTGCAGTACGCTAGGCTAGACCCTTTCCAGCAAGCTAACTTTGCCATTGGTCGCGGGGCTTACGGCTTGGCAGGTGCTATCGGCGGCGCTCTGGGTGGGCAAGACCCTGAGTTGCAGCGCATCACAAGGGCACAGCAGATAGCGGGTCAGATTGACTTCAACAGCGATGACTCCATGAAGCAGGGGATACTGGCGTTAAACAATGCTGGTGATCCTCGGAGCGCAATGCAGTTGCAGCAAATCCTTCTTAGCCAGCAGGCAAAACGCGCGTCTATTGGCAAGGATGAGGCTGCGGCAAGGGCTTCTGACGCTGCCGCCACACGCGACCGCACAAAAGCACCACCAGAAAAGGTGCAATTGGCGCGCGAAGTTGCGTTGTTGTCCGGCCCGGAAGGCTCGATTGAATACAACACCGCGTTTGCTACTTCGCTGAAAGAACAGGTAACGGGTAAAGTTACGCCGGAACCAAAGACTACCATTCAAAAGCTGCAAGAGTATGCTAAAACTTTAACACCTGGCTCGACCGAACTGGCTCAGGTAATGGCCGTTATTAAAGCTGAAGGTGAGGGCAAGGGCAACAAAATTACCAATGTGCTTCCTGGTCAAAATGCGCTAGTGGACATACCAGCCTTCCGCGCCAAAGTGCAGGCTACTATTGAACCGCAATCTAAAGCAATTAACGCGGCTGACCAAGCATTGGAAGCCATTCAAACCTCATTGGCAACAAACAACTTTGCGTCGTACAGCGCAGCAAAAACACTGTTTGCGCGTGCCATATCTGGCTCAGGCGATTTGAGCCAGCGGGAACTTAAAGCTGCCGGCGCCGATCCATCATTGTTGGGTGGAACGGCTGACTATTTGTCTACTTTGTTTGACTCAACGCCTACGGCCGATACGCAAAATAAAATTAAAGTGACCTTGGAAGCTATCCGCAAAGTGGCTGCGAAAAAAGCATCTACTGAGGTCGAACAGCAGCGTAAGATCGCATTGCGTTCGCCGGGGTATAACGTAGACGCCGTTACGGAAGCGCTTACGTTTCCCGAGTTGGCGCCTCGCGTTGTTCCACCAGCCCCCAGCGCTAATGCACTATCGCCCGCCGATCAAATGCTGCTTGATAAATACAAATCAAAGGCAAAATAATGGCTACTTACGAACAGGTCATGGACGCGCTGCGTCAAGCAGACGCGGCTGGAAATGAGGAAGACGCGCGCCAATTAGCCGCAATGGCTATTAGACTGCGTCCCGACGATTCGTTAAGCGCTATGCTGCCCACCGGCGACTACAAAGTAGAAGCGCTTCGTAAAGGCCCAGCAAGCACCGCCGGCACAATTGCCGGTTTGGGCGCGCTTGTTGGTGAAAGTTCGGCTGGCAGAGGTTTGCCCGGACTAATTGAAGCGCTGCGCCAACCCGGCCCAATTGAGCCTCGCCGTGAGCCTGGACAGGCTTTTATGGAGGCGCAGCAGCCGGTCTATAAAAGCATAATGAGCGCGCTTGGCACTACTGGCGCCGAACCGCAGACCGGCGGGCAAAAGATTCTGGCCGGCGGCTTGCAGGCTACAACAGACCCGCTTTCATATATGTTTCCGCCGTTGGCCGGTGTTAAGCGCTTGGGTGCGTTAGGGCAAATTGTGGCACGGCCGGGCGAACAATTAGTTGTCGGCAGCGGCGCAGAAGCCGGCGGTATAGCCGGTGAAGCTGGGGGAGAAAAAGTTGGTATGCCGGGCACTGGTCGCTTTCTTGGTAGTTTGTTGGGCGGCGCTGGTACAGCGTATGGCGCAGGAACTGCATTAAAAGTCGTGCCAATTGGCGGTAAAGCCTACGATTTGGCTAAAAGCCAATGGGATAAAGTTAGGGGCACAGACCCCGAAGACACGTTGCTTAAAGACGTAGATAACCGCATCAGCAACATCTTTATTGCTGCCGGCGCGGCTGATCCTAATTTTATGAAGACCTTGACCGATGCTGCGAAGGCGCAAACGGGTGTGTCTCTAAAAGCGCCAGGCGGCGTTGAAGTCAAGATGCCCGTGTCCGCTATGCTGGCTGACAATCCCGTTATCAACAACTTCATCCAAAATCTATCGTCGCGTGATACAGTGTTCCGTGCTCAGTACGGCGCGCAATACGATGCAGCCAAGCAGGCGTTGGCAGCTAACCAGATTCGTCTGTTTGGCGATCCAAAAAAAGTAACTATCACTGCCGTTGGCCCAGACTTAGCCAAGGTGCAAGCCCGTCGCGTCAAGACCATAGACGAGCAGATTGCTGAGGCTTACAAAGACCAGTCAATTGACCCAAACGTGTTTGGTCAGCGCGTGGCTAATTTGGTCGGAAAGAAAGAAAAAGCGGCTTACGATGAAGTCAAACCGCTGTACACCGAAGCGTTTGACATAGCCAAGACCAAGAATTTAGAACTGCCAGCAGCGTCAGTAGACGACATCTACAATACTGTGGCTGGCGCGCAAGCATCTAACATTTTCCAGACATTCCCATCTATTTACAACCGTGTGCGAGCGCAGTTTAAACCAACCACTGTCGAGCCAAGCGCTATCCTGACTGCTGAAGGCAAGCCAATGACGCCGGGTGGTACGCAGTTTAGCGCAGCCACCATTGAGGACTTGGACTCGCTCAAGCGCGAAATCAATAGCCAGTTGAGCAAAACTGATGTGCCAACCGAAATCCGCTTGTTGTCAGAATTAAAACAGCGAGTTGGTGGGCATATTGACAGCCTTGACCCTGATTTTGTAGCTGCGTACCGCAACGCCGACAAAGCGTACTTCCAAAAGATTGGCTTGCCATTTGATGCTGCAACGCTCAAGTCGGTAGACCGCAAGAAGTTTGTCGAGCAGATTGCGCCTGCCCTTATCGGCAACAAATCCAACGTGAGCGAATTTATCACGGCCACTGGCGCTGAGGGTACTCAGTTGGTGCGCTCCGCTTTCTTGGACAGCTTCACCAGCGCCGCGCTCAAGAATGATGTACTAGACCCCAAAGCTGCGGCCAAATGGCTCAAGAAGAACGAAGGCGGTGTCTCTTTAGTGCCTGGATTGCGCGATGAGTTGCAGGGTGCAATCACTAATGTGCAGCAGTTGTTGGCAGAGCGTACGCGCCTTAACGCCAATTTCAAACGTGTGGCTGGAGAACAGATTATCAGCGCAGAAGGCGTTGGTAGCCCACAAGACTTGGTTTCCAAGATGTATGGCGATGTCAAGTTTACCAACAAATTCATGCAGCAGTACGGAGCTAATAAAGATTCCGTCAGCGCCGTTCGGTCGTTCATGCTTGATGACCTGGTGACATCGGCCGATCCAATCGCGGCGCTGGCCGACCGTAACAGGGCCGCCGTGTTCAACCGCGTGTTTGGGCCAACCTACGCTCAAAAGGTTCAGGATTTTGTAACTGTTTCTGACCGAATGACCCGCGACCTGACTAACGTGGCGTTTAAAGGTGAAACTGTACCGCGCACTCCAATTGAGCAGTTAACCGGCATCCCACCAGAGCAAATTCTTTCGCGTATATACAACCCCGTGTCTGGTGCAACCTACGCCATCACATCGTTGTTCAGTAAATTCTGGGCCAAGAAAGCGTCTGAAGCTACTGAAGCGCGGCTCAAAGAGTTGCTGCTTAACCCTAGCGATGCCGTTAAGGTCTTTCAAGCTGTGCAGCCCCGTGTAGCTGGGCTTGACCAGAAGAAGATTTTAGACGCTATTGAAGTTGGGCGTAAGTACGGCATCCAGTGGGTGGCCGACGCGGCTAACGATATCACTTCAGGCGCTGCACGTGGTGCGGTGCAAGCAACTCAACCGCAGGAGTAAAGCATGGACTGGCTCAAACAAATCGCACCCACGATAGCCACCGCACTCGGTGGACCACTGGCTGGCATGGCTGTATCTGCCATCAGCAAAGCAATTGGAGTTGACCCCGACCAAGTTGGTGATCTGATCTCCAACAACAAGCTGACAGCAGACCAGATTGCTCAGGTCAAGATTGCTGAAATTGAACTTCAAAAGCAAGCGCAGGAGCTTGGCCTTAACTTTGAAAAGCTAGAGGTTGAGGACAGGAAGTCAGCACGGGAGATGCAAGCCACCACCCGCAGCCTGATGCCGCCAATACTTGCTGGTACGGTCACAGTGGGCTTTTTTGGCATTATGGTAATGATGTTTATTGGCAGAGTGGACAGTAGCAACCCCGCTATTTTGATGATGTTGGGCAGCTTGGGGACGGCGTGGACTGGAATAATTGCATACTATTTTGGCTCCTCTGCTGGCTCACAAGCCAAGACCGATCTACTTTCTAAAGCAGGGCCAGTCAAATGAACCTCACCGAACACTTTACCCTTGAAGAACTGACAACGACCAGCCACAGGCAGTTTGACAACACGCCAAACGAGATGGAACTAGCCAACTTGCAAAGGCTGGCAGAGTTCTTGGAGGAGGTTAAAGCGCTGCTAGACGGCAAGCCAATTATGATCAACAGTGCCTTCAGGTCTAAGCAAGTTAATGATTCGGTTGGTTCAAAAGACTCTAGCTTTCACCGTTCAGGTAGCGCGGCTGACTTCCGAGTACCAGGCATGACTCCAGACGCCGTGGTGAGGGCTTTAGTAGCCTCAGACCTACCCTTTGATCAGGTTATCCGTGAGTTTGATGCTTGGACTCACATCAGCATCAGACCAGCGCCCCGTCGTCAGGCATTGATCATTGACCGCGCTGGGACTCGGCCTTTTGTTTAAGCAACCGATAAGCCTTGATTAATCTGTGGATCACAGGAGCGCTGACATTGAACCGCCGCGCTATCTCTTTCATGTTTAAACCGGAATCATACAAAGAATAGACTCGGCTGGCTGAGATGTCCTTGGGCGGTCTGCCAGCACCGGCTCTCTTGCCTCCGTGGGTCAAGCGTTCCCCTACCCACTGCGTGGTCATGCTTGTCCCCTTGCTCGGATGTCTATTGCAATTGACTTGCAAGCATGGTTGTGACCAATTCTTTTATTTTTGTTTTCATCAGTTAGGCTTCTGTTTTCTGCCAGCTTCGCACACGCCTCACGCTCATCAGCACGGACAAGCTCGGCAAAGCGCTCATACCTGATGTCGTAACCAGAAGGTGTGTAATCCTCTAACTCGTACTCAACAAACCCAGCCTTCCGCGCAAAGCGCATGTTGTCTTCTTGTGTCATATCAGCAAACTCCAAATCCAAAGCCCCGTAAAGAAAAACAGGGCTGCTATCACTACCAGCGCTACCAGAACAACGCCAACTAAAACGCTGCCGACTATCTGCCACCCTTGTGGTACTGGCTCAATGTCATCAGGCACTGTCGGGTAGGGCTTGACCTTGCGAGTCTCCGGTTCGTTCTCCGCATTGGTGAAGTGGCAGAAATGCTGACACTGTGGCATGTGTGGGCAGATAGCGCCCGTGTCGCAAATTCTATTCATGTCGGCTCCTTGGGTTCGTCTATCACTAAGTACGCCTTGAGGCGCTTGACCCGCTGCTTGTTGTATGTCACCAGTGCCTGGGCGTACTCAACGCCACTCTCGGCTTGCAGCAGGGCGTGTTCGGCATGCATCAATTCATGTGTCACCGCCTGTACTGGTGTCACTGTCTTGAGCATCAGCTTGAGTTCTGTCCATAGGTACTTAATCATTTTTAGCCCTCATATTGTCCATTCTCTTTCTTGACGGTTAGAGTTTGACTTGACAGTCTTTCCGGTCAGGCGAATCAAACCAAGTTTCTGCATCTCGTTCAAGCGCCTAGAAATCTGAATAGGGTTTAGCTTTGAGTAAAAGGAAATCCCGTCTTTGCCAAGCGGCCCAATCGTGATAAGTGCGTCAAGAATTTGAGCGTAATGGGAACTGACATCTGTAATAGATGCTGCCGCTTGGTGGGATGTTGCCGGATCACTGTTACGAACTCTTGGAAACTCCGGCAAGGGGAAAATCTTTTTGAAAACTTTTTTGTAATCCATAACGCACCTCAAAATGGAATGTCTTCTTCAGGCTGATCCGCTTGCCTTGAACGATCTTGCGGCTTTGGATCATTCATAAATGCCCAGCCGTCCCAGCCGCCTTCGCGCAGCGGGATAACGTCGAGCTTGAGCATTGGGCCATTCTTAGTCTCAATCACAGACCCAATTCGCTGGTAACGCTTTTTTGTTTGGCCTTCGCTGTTGCGGTATTCACCAACGATGCAGGAAACTTCTTTCATAACTTTTGACATTTTTACTCTCCGATGATTGATTTAAGGGCGATAACTTTGGCGTCCACTTCTGCCAAAAACTTCAGGACTTCTTCTTCAGTGATTCTGAGCCAGTCTGGATTGCGCTCGACTCGGTAAACAAACAACTGGGCCTTGGCTGGCATCCGAGAGTCAAAGACAACATAGTCACACCAAGATCGATCAGCGCACCGCATCTGCCACTGCATCTGGGCGTAATATCTTGGGTCAACTGGGTTTGCGCCTTGAGAGTAAGACAGCCAGCATTCCAAAGCAGTGCTTGATGATGGGCATTTGATTTCCACCATTCCATCATCACCCACCAAGCCATCAGGAGAGGCTCCAGCGGCCTCAATGTCGGGGTGAGGTACAAACCCCACCTCCTCCACCATCTGCCCCGTATGCGTCTCGTATGCGGCCCTCGCAAAAGGCTCTTGCTCAGTACCCCATTGCATCGCTGCATTAGAGTAAGACTCGGTTCTGGTCTGGGTGACGCGCTCCAACACAAGTTGGGTCATGTAATTGGTGCGGCTGGCGCTGTATCCAGTCTTTGTCTTGGCAAGGACATCAGCAATACGGCTGGCGGTAATTTTGCCCAGCCTGTCAGCAAACCATGATTCAGTTCCTTGTTCTTCGCTCATGCTGTTTTCTCCTGCTTGGCGCGTTCAACCCGTGACTTTTTGGCCTGAATTACCTTGGCTTGAAGCGCCTGATTGCCTTCACACGCATCAAGAGCATCTTTGTAAACCTTCGCCAATTCATCGCTGTTGCCACTGGCTTGAATTGCCAGCAGGTGGTCAGTGATGTCAGGTGTCTTTTCTGGGCGGCGGCTAGCGCTGTTGCCGTCATCGTCTTCAGGGGCTTGCCCTGTAGCAGCCATCAGCGAGGCTCTACGAATGTATGTCAAACATGACATAAAGCCTTGGGGATCGTGCTTAGGTGCTGGGAAAAATAATTTTCCACAGTCCAGGCGCTCGCCTGATTCATGTAGGAAACTAGTCTCACAAATAACCCCGTCTGGGTGTTCTGTTGTCGTTTGAAATAAAAATATCCCGTTCTCATTCAATGCCCCCACAACGCTGTCCACACAAGATGCTAGGTCAACATACTTGGAACGGAAATGAGGGTTTTCGGCGTTTTTTAAGGCCGGTGCAAAGGCTTTTTGAGCCTT